CGCAATACCTGCTTGAGCAGTCAAATTGTAGTTGCCAGTGAGCGCGGTTGTCCCCGTGCCGCAGTTCGTTCCGGTTCCGTATTCAAGCTGAAAATTTCCGGTTCCAGCCGCGATCACATCCCATGCCGTGACATAGATTTTTGTAGAGCCTGAAAGCGCCACAAGCTGCGTTGTCGTCGCCGTTGAAATCGAGATGGGGACCGATGAGTTCGGAGCGCCGGCCACTGATAGCGGAGCAGAGGTTGAATTGTAGACCGCGACGGGGATGACCGCCCCAGAGCCGACAGTCGACACGAATAGCGGAAGGCCGTTGATGGTGACGACATCATTCGATGCGAATGATGGCGACGCAAAGACAAGCGCCAGCATCGCGAGCGCGAGCCGCGTGATTTGTTTCATTGATGACCTCTTTAAGGCTTGATTTATCGAGCGCCTCTACGGGATGCTGACGAGCGAGGCGGCCTGAATAAGCGTCGCCACTTGCGCCGACGTGAGGACTGGCGATGTTGCCGCCGCGAGCGCGAGCAACGTGGTCGAGTTCGCCGGTATTGGATTAGTTCCCACGGCGAAGAACGCCGATAACGTGGGGTTGTTTTGCGCCGCGACGACCGACGATACATTCACCCATGTCGGCGGGGTGAACCCGAGCCCCGCAGGAGGCGCGCTGCAAGCCGCCTCCAGTTGCCAGAGCAGGCAAGTAGGGACTGGGGTTGGTGCGGCTGGGGCGGGCGTTGGCGTGTTTCCTGCTGCGAGCCACGCGCGGTAAGTCGCCCATGCGGCGGGGTCATTGTCCGGACCGATGATCTCGCCCGTCGTATCGTCAACGACGGCGGGGGTTCCATTGCGTGCGGTATAGACCATTAGTTCCACCCAGAGAGTTCAACGGTCCCCGACACGATATTCCCGGAGGAAAAGATGACCTGATAACCCGTGAATGCCGAGGCGCTGTTCCAAAATCCGAATATAAGCGCGCCTTCTTCTGCCGGCGAAGTGCTATATGAAGAAATCAGGCCGCGCCATTTGGCATAGCCTGCTGCCGGCGCGTCGAAATAAATCTCTCCGCTAATGCCGCCTATTAGTCCGGTCGCTTGATCTGAAGACGTGCTGTCATTTACGTCACAGGGGATGTAAGTCGTTGCATTGTTTCGACTACCAGTCGAACTAGCATTATATTTATATGCGCCGGCCAAATATCCAGAAGTCTGGTAGCTACTGGCGTATACTTGAATTTCGCAATTCGCAGCCGCAGTGGCACGAACGATATTCATGAACACCAACTTATAGTGGGTATAAGTCGCGGTTATGCTCGTCGTGTCTTGCAGTGCGGAGCTATTGCTCGCCGTGAGGGTATTGAGCAGGCATGGGACTCCAGCGGGCATATCCGCGCAAACCGCGGCACGGAATGTTGGCGCGGCGGCGGAACCAGAAGCAGGGCCGCGCAATGCGGTGTTCGCGGTTTGGGTGGCCAATCCAAGAGCGCACGTCCCGGATGTCGTGATCGTGCAGCCGGAAGTCGTGAGGATCGAGGGAACCGTGACCGCTACGCTCGTGACCGTGCCGCCGCCATTGGAGCCGCCATCTTGGACGGTGCCCGCCGTGTCGGCGAACGTGGCAATATGTCCTGCCGTGATTGCTCCGGTAACTGACGCGACCGTGGCGCCCCCGGCGCTGGAGGCTTTCGTGGCCGCCGTTCCGAGCCCCAAATTGGAACGCGCGGCGGCGACGGTGGAAACATCGGACAGATTATTGGCTGGATTTAGCGGTGTAAATCCGAGACTTGTCGCCGCCGCGCCGCTGGCCAGATAAGCCGCCGGGAGCCCGCTTGAATAGCATGTAATTGAGCCGGACGTTCCGACCATCGGACCAGAGCAAGGAGACGGCAAAATAAATGGCGAGACCGTAACGCCATTAATGCGCACGAATATGCTGGAGTTCGTTACCCAAATATCGCCATTATTCGGCGAGATCGGGGCGGTTCCAACTCCGAGGTTTAACCCGGCCGAGCCCGATGCCGACGGCGCCGCATAGAGTTTGCCCAACATCGTGTCGCCGGCGACATTCAACGGCACATAGTTGAGTGCGTCTTGTTTCATCGCGAAGGCATAATTCCACTGCGCTGGCGTTGGAACTTGGCCATATGTCCAATTCGGCGACGACTGCGCCAGCGCTGGCGAGCAAGACATAATAGCCGCGAAAACAGCGATGAAACGAATAATGCGCATCGTGGAAGACCTCACGAGTTTGGATTCCCGCGCCCGAGCGACGGCAGATGTGGCCACGCCAGCGCGGCGACTTGCGCCTCTGTCGTGATAGTGCCGTTATCAGCGCCCATGAGCGCATCCGCATGCGCGGCGTAGACCGCGCCGGAATGCTCCTCGTGTGCTATTTTTAGAATATCGACCTCATGCTTGTTCAGAATTTCTCGGAAGCCAAAGCCGGTAATTAGGGTCACATTCCGATCTGGGTGAGTTGCAAGAAAATTCCAAGCGAGCGTGACGCGCCCATAGCAGGCGATGTCCGAACACATGCGGACGAAGCGCGGGGATTCCTCAGTCCCGACGTTGACGCGGATTCCCGCGTTTTCGTAAGTGTCGAGGAGGACGTCGGCATGATGCTTCAGCGCCGCTCTGTTGGACGAGTGCAGAGGGAATCGCTTCTCAAGCTGCTCGGCGCTCGCCGGCTCTGGCGACGAGATGAACTCCCCATCCTGCGCGGTATAATCTGGATGAACCACTCTCCACGAAAGCCCCGTCGTCGCGTCGTGTGTGTAACAGTAGTGCGGCATGGTTCGACCTTTCCTCAGATGTTGATCTGGCCGCCCTCGACGCCCGCATAACTCGAGCCGGCTTGCAGGGCGACAAACACCGTCTGAACCTGTTCGAGAATGACCCTGCCGCGACCAGGAGATCCGCTGTTAGGACCGCTGAGCGCCATGTAAGGAAGCCAGTTGCTATTTGGCGACAACGAACAGACCGCCGCCGAACCAGAGAATGTATAGAGGTAGAAATCAACGGCGATTGACTTAACTGGGACGACGCCGGCAAGAGAGACGGTTGCGGGCGACCAAGTGCTCCAGTTTGACTCGGAGCCAATCGGACCGGATGCCACAACGGGGAACGCCGCCGTGTTTCCAGACGATTGCAAGAGATACTGCCATTGGTCATCGATTTGCAGGATATTGTAGAGATGAGCGGAGCCGTCCGTCCTAGTCCAGCCGACACGCTGATAAAAGGTATAGCCGCTTGGGACCGTTGGAGCGTTGCCCTCGATGGTCAACCAAGCGGCAGCAGTGCTGGTTCCGGGCGAATAGCCGAGATAGATGTCATAGGGCTCGGAGGAAGCGATGCTGCCAGTGTCGACGCCGCCGGCGCCGGACGTAGCCGTGCTGATTGAGAGCGAGACGCTCGACACCGTATATGCCAACGTGCCAGCGCTTCCCAAAGTGACGAAATCGGCCGTTAGATTGATCGTCGACGTGGTGGCGGTGACAATCTTTAGATTTTTCCGACTGCCGGGAATTGGCCCAGGAATCAGCGATGCAATCTGGGTCGCGAAATTGGCGACCGTCGTGCTATAGTGGTGATGCGCCGGTTCGCCGCCCTCTATCTCCTCCGCGTAGAACGCCACGAGATCATTGCCATTGATCGTGTTCTCTGTGATGAGGTTTTGGAACGCCAGATTAACGGTTTTCAGGGTGCCGGTCATCGCCTCGGAACCAACCGTCTGCGAATTACTGACGACGTATGTTCCAGTTCCGCCGGTTCCGGTGCCGAGGCCGGTGATCGTGGTTCCAGACGCGATAGCTGAGGTCGAATCTGAAAGCGTCATGCCAACGGCGATGGTCCCCGACCCGACCGCGCTGACCGAGAGCGTAGTCCCGGAAATCGATCCAGTGAAGGTCGCCGAGGCGCTGGTGACTTGGATTCCTTCGCCGCCGGAGATGCCAGTCGCAGCGGAAATGAAGCTGAACCCGATCCAGTTAGCGCCACCCGTATCTGGGTCTGACGTGTTGTTGTCGACGGTGGAGAGCCAATAATTGCCGAAGCTAGCCGCGGACAGAACGGCGCCCTTGGGATACCCGCCAATCGCGGCAGAGAACACCGAGTCATAACTAACCGGCCCCCCGGCGTTCTGCCATTGCAACCAAGCCGTGGCTTGCTGCATGATCCCGTTGAAGTCCTTGATGCTTGGCGGCGTTCCGCCCGCTGCGATTGGAATGGATGTCAGCGGCGGGAAACCATCGGTCAACGACGCGGCGCCGTTGGTGATGCCAATTTGCGACGCAGCGGGAATCGGTCTGATATAGCTCGATCCAGCCGCCGCCGCGAAAGGCAACGGGAATTTGGCGGGAATTTGTGAAGCCTGCATTTCGTCCTCTTAAAGGATGACAACCGAGGCTTTGACGCCCGTTGGTTTCGGCAGCACGCCGGATTGCTCGACGATCGCGAGTTCGACTGGCGTGAGTTGAAAATTGAAGACATAGGCCATCGTCATCAGCGTCAGCATTTCGCCGTTATAGAACGGCGCCTGATTGAACGGCAGCGCGTCGGAGGATTCCTGGAAACCGAAATAGCCAGCTTGGCCATTTCCTTCCGTGACGTAACAGTTGCCCCGATTTGGAAAGAGCGCGAGCAGGATTTGATTGATCGCGGGAATCGAGCCGTTGGTGATGTTCGCCATCGCCTTGGCGATGATCAGCGTGCGATAGGAATCGTCGGCGAGCGCATAGTTCGAAGTCAGCGGCTCACCATTCCAGAACGCGCCTTGTCCAAATGGATCGGCCCCCGGAACCGCCTCGCTGAACCCGAACCAATCCGAGACGACCACATTCAGCACGCGCTGGACGCCGACGATGCGCCCCCAAACGTCGAGGCCATATCCTTGCGCGGTGTCGAGGTTCATCACGAGATCGTAGAATTGGCTGATGTTCTCGGTCTGGTCGATATAGGCGTCGAAATTCTCGATGAGTTGCGTCAGATTGTTGCTGTTGGCGTATTGCGAGATGATCGTCGCGCGCCAATCGAATGGAACGATGTCGCCGATTTGGCTTTCGCCGATTTCAAGGACGCCGATGCCATTCGAACCAGCGCCAGGTGATGCGGGATACGGCGGCCCAGTCAAGTTCGCCATCAGGTCAGCGTCACGTTGATATTCGCGGCGGAAACCACGGGTATCTGATTGATGTTCACCGGGATGTTAAACAGGCTTGGGATGGCGGCGATCATGCCTTCTGAGCCAATCGTCTGCGAACCGCTGACGGTATAGGTTCCAGTTCCACCACTTCCGCTCCCAAGGGCGGTGATCATGGTTCCAACGGCGAGGCTACCTGTGGTGTCGGAGATCGTCTGTCCGACCGCGAGAGTTCCCGATGTCACGCTGCTAACCGTCAGCACATTTCCGGCGACGCTACCGACGAACACCGCGCTCGGAGAATTATTCGACCCGATCTCGATCGAGATGATTTGCGCCCATGAGCCTAGCGAGGCTACTGGTGCGTAAAACCGGCTGGCGTATAGCGTTGTCCCGATGCTGGCCCGTGGGCCACCGTCGGCCCCCGCGAAGGCTCCTATGATGGCGTTCTGGACCAACACGTCGGCATTTGATGGAACCGCCACGCTATTGACGATATTAACGTTGACGAGAACGCTCAGGGCGTTCGGAATTTCGAACAAGACCGAATAGGCGGGGTAGGGCGGCGAATAGCCGACACTGGTGTCTTGAACGATGACCGTCGTATTGCCATTGTAACCGCATCCTGGCGCTTTCTTCGACCAAATCGCCTGAGCGATGGCTGGCGCGGTTCCGCCGACCACGGCGACATAAAGCGAATTCGGCCCCAAGATGACGCCGCCAATTGTCGCCGTGTAATTTGATGTGTTCTCGGTCACAAAGGCGTCGATGACGTTGGGAACCGAAAGCACGGCCCCAAGAACCGATGGAAGCGAGCCCTGCGATTGCCACGCCGTCGATTGCGCGCGTCTCGTCTCGAATGCGCTGCGGCTCTCGACATCATTGCCAAGAACGCCAGCCGCGACATTGTTGATGGTGTCCCATCCCGAAATCGGCTGATAGATCGTCGTTAGCGTTCCGGCGCCGCAAGGGATTGGCCCGGGCAGTATATTCGCGAAGGGCAGCGTAACTGAACCGCTTGAACCTATCGTGCCCGCAGCGGTGCAAACATAGATGTTGCCCGATGTATCCTGCGCCTGTGTTCCCACGGGGATGGTTGTCCCCGATAGACCGACACAAAGCGCCAGCGCGGCGGTCGGCTGCGACGGATTGCGGGTGATGAAATAAATACGTGCCAGAGCGTCTTGATAACGACCTTTCGCATAGGCTGGGTCGAACATCTGCGTCAGGTAAAGAAACGTATCGTTCGCGTTCCCAATGATCGCCGTTTCGCTTGACGCCAGTTGCCCTTGCGGCGTCGTCAGGCCCGGATTGAGATTGCCCCCGAAGGCGTTGTTGATGTCTTCCTGAACGCCGGCGAGAATGGCGCTTTCGGCCGGCGCGGTGAAACCCGCCGATCCGAAACTGACGGTCGGGACGTTCGTCGTCGCGGTCATGGGCTCTTTCTTAGAATGCCGCCGCGGCGACTATGTTTCCGTTGCCATCCATGATCTGGACCTGCCCAGTCGCCACGCGATCCTCGACAGCGGCGAGATAGGCGACCGCGCTCGTCACTTCCGGCACGGTCAACGCGGCATTGACGAAATCCGCTTTCATCAAGGAGAGCGGCGGACGTTGGCCAAGAATCGGCCCGAAATATTGCACTCCAAGCGTCGTGTTGTAATAGACCTCGCCATTGAACGTGCGGATCGCGCTCGCGGCGTCTTGCGCGAGAGAATAGGGGTTTGACGCCATTGCGATGTCGCCGTTGAGATCAACGGTCAAATCCCACAGCGCTACGTCCAGAAGAAGCGTGTTCACTATGACCCCGTTTAGTCATATTGCCAGTTAGCGCCGTTGCAGGATACGAGGCTGCTCACCGTTGTAGAGCCCCCGCCCGTAACCGTGCCATGGAAGGATGGCAAAGCACTCGCGACCGTATCGGAAACCCAAGCGAGCGCCGCCTTCGCGCCGGCGTTGCACGTCGGAAGCATCGCGATCGTATAAATTGGTGGCTGCGGATATGGAGCCCATGAACCAACGCCCGCTGTCGTCGCCACCAAAATGGAGCCATTAACCGTCGGGGGCGCCGGGGGAAGCGTCAATGTCCACGCCGCGGTAGCGCTATTCGAGGATTGCAACATCGTCGCGAACGCGCCCGCCGCCGTATTGGCGAATGCCACGGAACCTTGCGCCGTTCCTTGAACGCCAACCGTCGCGCCGGACGCGCCAAGCGAAAGGATCGGTGAACCGTTGATTTCGAAATAATGCCCAGAGCCCGTGGGGACGTTGTAAATCCCGTTCAACCCGTCTTGCACGCCAACCGTGAGACAGATGGCGCCGGTTGGATCGCACAGCGTCACGCTGTCGCCGGGTAATAGCGTTTGCATATTGCCGGTCGCCCCGATCACGACGGGCGTTCGGCCTGTCGCATGGGCCGATGACGATAGTGCTGAAGCGAGCAAAATCGCGGATGCGAGTTTCTTCATCAGCTTTGGTCCGCTGGCGGCGGCGTTCCGGGAGCGCCTTCAATAAGTGAGCCGATCAATCCTTGACCGCTCTGAATGGTTTTCGACGCATAGAGCGACCCGGTGATTTCATGATCGCCAACGGTTTTGACCTTCGGCGCGGTGATCGAAACGGCGACCGTCGAAGTGTGCGCGATGCCGCTCGGACTCATGACGACCGTATTCTTGTTCCCATCGTTGAGCGTCATCGTTCCGCCGGAACCATCAGAGTTTGTCCCTGGAACCAAGGTAATGGTCATTTTCGGAGCGCCGTTGATGGAGCCTCCGAGATATATCCCATCAGATGGATCGAACCGTCGCCCCGAGCCCGGATTAGCCGGCTTCTTGTTTTGGACAACAGCCGAAATGTCGCGATCGCATATCATCGCGACGCCAATATCGCCGGCCACGGGGTCCATCACGACAGCGGCGGTTCCATTCTGGGCTCGCCAGATTTGCAACCCATAGGTCGTGCCATGCGGGGTAGAATTTCCGGCCCCATCGACCATGTTGACCAGGATTTGCACGTCCACGGTCGGCGCCGCGCCATTTTGCCCCGGATGAACCTTGATGATCTTGACCAACTTTGTCGTGCCGATGCGGCCGAGCATTTGATGATGCTGGAACGACTGCGCGTTGAACTGCGAATTCGCGTCGGTTATGCCGAGTTGGCCGACGGCGCCTTGCCCAGAGTCGGCCATCAGTCAGAATCCCCCGTCGTGTCGGGTTGCGCGCCGAGCAAGTTGCAAACGACAGTGCTGAACCATTGTCCATTCGGCATCTGCGATTCAATGACGTGCGTGATATTGTTGATGATCCATGTTCCGTTCGCCGGTTGAAGCTGGCTTTGCACGGTGATGGAGCCCAGGATTTTCAAACTCGGATTGAACATGGATTTGACGATGATCGAGCTTTGCGTGAAGGCTGGATAGCCCACCATCCCCGTTTGAGCCGACAGCATAATCGCGCCACCCTGGCTTCGCGCCTGTCCTGGCTTGACGACGGCGATTGTATTGAGGTCGGCCGCCCATGACACGCCGCCCATTTGCGCGAGGCGCCGCACCTGCTCCATGGCCGTTCCGGGGAGATACGGGTTGCTTACCTTGGTGTTGATCTGGCCGATGGCGACTTGCCAGCCGATGCTTTGGCCGATTTGCTGGAATAGCGAGGAGACCGTCACGGAGCCCTGCTGCGTGATCGGCGTTTGCGGCGCTACCGATTCATATCCCCCGGCGAAGGCTTGAACCCGAAACCCGATTTCCGGCTGGGCCTGCGCGTCTGTCCATGCGACGAGGATCGTCCCTTGAAAGACGAGGGGAAGCGATCCTGATGCCGCATCCTGATCACCGGCATAGATGGCGATCTTGTTCTGTTTCATCATCCCGATTTGATTGCCGACCGTCGAGAGCGCGTTCATGTCGCTCAAGGTCATACCGTAAATGATGAGTTCGGCCATGCCGAGGCTCGGGCCGCCGGCGTTGGTGATCGTGCATGAAATGCGCTTGTTCGAGAGCGTCTTGGAGACGCCGCCCTGCATGGCGAAGTTGACGGAAATCGACTTAATTGCGAATGTCATGAAATCTCAATCAAAGGAGGGCGCCATGCGTTCATTTCTCGCCGGCCTGTGGTGGTTAACGAAACTATTCGCCAAACTCACAATTGGTATTGTTCTGCTATACACCGCCATGTCGGCGCTTTCATCCGATCATCCAATATCAGGCGATGCCGTCCAAGGATTAATTCTATTGTTCATTATCGTTGCGGTGTATTTCGCGCCATCCATATTCGCCACGCGGCGCGGGCACCCCAACTCGCTGCCTATTATAATTGTCAACGTCTTCTTCGGCTGGACGCTGATAGGCTGGGTCGCCGCGCTGGCGTGGGCGGCTTCGTCTTTCGAGAAACCGAGCGCAGCCAATGGAGCGTGATCATGAAACGTCTTAGCATAATTGTGATGCTAATATCGATTAGCACTGTAGCTGAATCAGCAACATCAAAACCAATTCCAAGTGGATGCACGAAGCAATTCATAGAAACTTGGGACAGATGGAACAGAGAAGGCGAGATTCCGACGCCAGATAAGCCTTGCATAATGCGCAAGGATACAGGTCTTTATTTATGCGATTCCCGTGGGTGTGGGAGGGAAAGCTACCTTATCCCTCGCCGTTGAGGTCAATCGTCTCAAGATAGGCCAAGGAATATCGCGCGCCGATCCCAGTGTAGACCGGATCGGTCGATCCCTGATTGTCGATCCAGATGAAATCGCCGAGGAAGCCGAGATAGAGATCGCGGACGATGCGATTTAGGTTCTCGCAAATGACGCCAGCGACGATCAGATTGCCGTTGGCGTAGACATCCATGAAGAGGCCGTAGAACTTTTCATAGACGTTCAAGATGACGTATTGGCCGCCGAGCTGGACGTTCACGGTCTGGTTCGGAACGGCTTGGAGCGGGACGATGATCATGTGAACGCCGTCGCGCTCTGCGTCGTCGTGGGAGGCGTTCCCTGAATTGAGCCGCCATTGATCTGAGACGCGCCGCTCGGTTGCGCCGTGTTGGTCAAGGCGGATGTCGAATTGATGCGGACCTCCTCGCACCAGACATCGACCGTGATCATGCCGACGCCATTAACCGAGGTTCGGCGATAATCGTAATGCTTGATGTTGATGCTCGGGTAGACCATCTCCGGCGTGACGGCGGAATAGATGCTCAATGTCGAAGCATTAGCCTCGACCGAGGCGAGCAAGGCGGTTCGGTTGCTCTCCGATCCGCCGGCAACGAAGCGCAAGCGAACATCATAGGGCAGGAACACCTTGTTATAGCTCTCGAACGCGCCCTGCTCCAATGGGAAATCGCAGATGTTCCAATCCTTGCGGAGCGTGAAATCGACCACGGTATCAGCCGTGATGACCGGCGACCCGTTCAGGAATATGCCCCATTGAGAGGCGTAATTGTCAGGCGTGTAGGTATCCGCCGTCATCAGCGTTAGTGCAGTCGCCATCTCAGGCTATACCATAATTTGCTTGCGCGGTGTAATTTTGCCGATCGATATGCGCCTGCATTTCCCGCATCAAGCCGGGAGCGTCGGTCGCCTGCGTGTGGATCGTGATGCCGCCGTTGATGTTGGTTTCGGAATTGCTAGAGTTGGTCGTCGGGCTGTTGTTGATGCTACTCCGCGCGCCGGCGGCTCCGGGGGCGCCGAGTGTGTTGGGACGCGGATGATTGCGAGCACCGGCGTAAGGCGAATATGACCCTCTGCCACCCTTCGGATTATAGGCGAAGCGATTGCCGCCGATGACCGGCGCATCGCGATGATGCTGATACCACGGACCATGATAGTAGCCCGCGCGATATTCATTCGACCCGTTCGTAATATCCGGCTCGCCGCCAGATGCGATCGCTTTGATGCGTGCACGAATATATGCCGCTTCCTTCGCCGAGGCGCGGCGATATCCGGCATATTGCCCTGGAGCCCTCGCGACCTGTTCGATGTTTCCAGATGGCCCATAGGTCTTCGTGCCAACGCGATTCAGCATGTTGTTGATCACCGCGTCAACGGATTGCTGATTGTTCGTATGGGCTTCGCCGGCGATCGTATTGACAACCTTATCGCTCAAGTCAGAGTCGGACAACTTATAGACTGGACGATATTTTCCAGCCTCACCTGGCGCGGGGGCCGGCGTGTCTGGGGTTCCGCCCGTGGCGCCACGACGAACGCTTTTACTCGTGGCCGGCGGCCCACCTTCGCCCCCTCGATGCGGCAATTTAATTCCCCGCCCCGGCGTTAGACCGCCAGCAGCGCCGCCTTCCGCCTCGTGCGCTTCGGCGCTACCGACGCCAAAATTGCCCCGAACCCAATTCCACGCGCTCTTGAGCCAATCGAATTTACCCTTCAGCCAGTCGAAGGCGTCCTTCCATGCGTCCTTGAAGGCGTCGGTTATCAGGTCTTTGGTTTGGCCGAGGGCTTTCGGAATCGCGAGCCACATTTCCTTGATCTTGCGACCAAGTTCCATCCACTCGTCATAGATTTTCTTGACGGTTCCGCCGCTTAGTTTATCCCATTTTTCGAAGACGTTGCCGCTACGCCATTCCTCGATCAGTTCGCGGGTTTTATTGACGAGCCATGTCAGCGCCGGGGAAAGCCTCGAAACCAAGATATTGGTGGCGGAATCGAACGTCTGCCTTAGCGAAACCCATGCCTGATAGAGTTGGTTTGTCTTGTCGATCTGCTCGGCGGTCGGCGCCAGCTTTCTCATATTCTCGACGATGGCCTTGACTGCATCCTTACCCTGCATCAGCAGGCGAATCGTGCCTTCATCCAGGCCAAGTTGCTTGCCGACAAAAATCGCTCTAGCCGCGCCCTGCGTGGCGGCGATATTCTTCAATCCTTCCGCGATCTGAGGGAGTTGCTCAAGCATCGGCTTCGCGGCATTGAGCTTGACGCCGCCCTCGGCCATAAGCCGGGAGAACCAAAAGAATGTCTCCGGGCTGGCCTTGCCGGATTTCAGTTCATTGAAAATGTCCGCGAGATGCTGAAGCGAGGCGCGAGCCGAATTGGCGTCGCCACCCATGCGCTCGACCGCCATGCCCCAAGCCGAAAGTTCCTGCGCCGAAACTCCGATGGCTTGCGCCGATTGGCTTAGTTCCTTATTGAACTTCGTGACGTCTCCGACCGCGTTTTTGATCGCGTCAAGGCCGATGAATGCCGCAATGGTTCCGAGGATTTCCTTGCGAAGCGCGCCCCAGGATTCAGCCGCGTCCTTGCCGGATTTCTCGACATCCTTGCCGTCCTTGACAAGGCTTTCCTTCAGCTTCTTCGAGCTGTCGGCGACGGCGACCTGATCCTTGCGAAACTGCGAGGAGTCGAGGCCGAGCGTGATCACAAGGGAATCGATCACAGATGCCATGATCAATCCTTCTTGTTCAGGACGCGAGCGTTGTGCGCGTCAACAGAAATAATCTCAAGCATGTCGTAGAGTTCGTCTAGCCCATAAACCTCGTCGAGATCGCGCAACGTCGCCATGCCAGACGACACGACCGCTCCAATAGCGCGCGAGACGTTAGCGTATTCGATCATTCCGCGCTTGGTCTCGCCGGTGCTGACCTCGATTGGTTGCCGGCCAGAGTAAAACCCAAATGAAGCTCAAGCACCTCCTTGCGCAGGAGAATGCGGGTTTTCACTTCCTCGATATCATCATCGATCAAATCGCGAACCGCGGAAAGCTTCGGGTCTGGCTTGATCTGGATGCAATCAAACATCTCGTCCAAGAGATATTCAACCTCGTGAAAGTTCAACTTGCCGAGTGCGTCAATGCCGACTGTGGCGATCCCTGCCATGCCGTTCTGCACCGCGTCATCCGGGATTTCGACGCCGGCCCTTTGCAGTGCCAGCAATGCCCGCATCGCCCATTTCTCGGACCGCGCCGCCGGCATTTCGGTAAGGACGAACACCTTTCCGTTGTCGCGGCTCGTGTCGTCTTGGACGACGAAATCCGTTTTCCTGCGCGCCATCTATCAACCCCCCGCCGGGATCGGGCCAAAGCCAATGCCCTGCCATGTGATGGTATGGGTTCTGGGCTGCAACACCTTCTTGGCATTCGGGATCGGCTGATAACTCGTCAGAACGCCTTGCTGCATGGAATACTGGAGCCCCGTGCTCGGCAGCTTCAACGTCATCTGTGCAAAGTAGACATCGCGTTGCGTTAGCATTCCCTGCCACCACGTATCAAAGATCGGGTTGGCGTTTGAATCCGCCTGGAGCGCGATCTTCTGCTTGATCGGGACATAGACGAAGCCGGCGGATAGAACCCCGTCGACGCCCATCATCGTCTCGACGCATTCGAGGGGATCGATGTCAAAAATATCATCCACCGCGAATCCAGTGAGTTGGACAGGCGTGGTGTAGAGCGACGCGACGGTCATTGTCAGCGTCGCGTTCGCGCTCGTAATACTGGCCATTTCGGAGCCTCTTGTGTCTGGTTAGAGCGGATGGTTAAGAGCGCTCGCGTTACTGTATTTCGATAGAATTCAATTGGATGGATTGCACGCTTTGACCGTCCGTATACCAGAAGCTGATCGGCGGCGATGCGCGGGCGGCGCGCACTTGCGGCGTCGCCGGCTGAATATAGAGATACCACCCCTGATTTTGGATGGTCGCGGTGACGTTGGCGCCGACCGCCGTATTGATCAATGCGGCCTGCGTCGTGGACAGTGTGACGCCGGTGCGGATTGTCCCATTGCTCAAAGCCTGATTGATGACGCCTTGGCACGCTGCCGCGATCAGCCCATATCCTGCCGAATTATAGGGAATGGTGTTTGCCGCGGTCAGCAGATTGACGAGCGCGAGTTGGAACTGCGCGTTCATATAAATCTGATCGGCGTAGCTGTCCGCCCATAGGAACGGCCCGGAGATCTGGCCGTTATACGTGAATAGCCAGTTTTGCGCCGCCGTCGCATAGGCGCCGTAATAGTTGTAACCATTGCCGAGCAGGTTGTTCGCGGCAGTCAGGTTGCTGACGCCCGCTACTAGCCCGCTCTGCGAACGGAAACACAGGTTTGCTCGACCATTGAGCGCATTGAAATTGATCGACGCCATCCACCCGGAGATGAACGCGGCGTGATGCAGATTGCTTGGCGCGCTGACGAGAATCGTGCCGGAATAGTTGTTGGCGTTCGACGAAATGAGATACCCGAGACTTCCCGTGGCCGGCAGGCTGACGGTCGGCGAACTATCAGAATCCCATGCAACATAGGCATAGCGATTATTGGTCGTGTTCGTCCATGCCGAGAATAGTAGCTTTTGAGCGTTGCCGAGCCCATTATCGGGATCGAACACAGTCCAGAATGAAGCCCAGTTCTGATTTTGCGCGATGATCGACGCCATATAGGTGGATGGCGTTGTTTCGGCGGCGCCTTGCGACACGACGGCGCCCGTGGCGCTGGTCAGCAGCAACGGCGCCGCCAATGTGCCAGTGGCGAAAGCCGCCGTGGATGGCGTTCCGGTGATGCCGGATGTGAGCACGAAAGCGCCGGAGATGGAATCGAACGCGACGGTCAGCGGCGTCGCCTTCAACGTCAGGGATTCGCTCGCCACTGTTTGCGTGAGATTGACGTAATAGGTTCCTGTCAGGCCCGTGCCCGTGCCAAGGCCTGTGACGATCGTGCTGGCCGCGACGCTGGTTCCCGTCACGGTCTGCCCGACCGAGATAGTTCCCGATCCGACAACCGATACCGTCATGAGGCCATAGCTAGCCGTGATTGTCTCGCTGGCGATATTCTGCTCGATCGACACCGCATAGGTGCCAATCCCGCCTGCGGTTCCGCTGAGTTGCGCGGTGATTTGCGTGCCAGAGGCGATGCCGGTTCCGGCGATGATCGCGCCGGGAACGAGCGAACCCGATGCAACAACCGTGACGGTCAAAATATCGGCGCTGATCGAACCCGTCACGCTCGCCGTTTCCGCGGCGATGGAGCCGGTGACACTGGCCTCCGTCGGTTCCACGGCCGTCAAACCAGATTGGATCAGCGCGGCGGCGGCTGAATAGCTGGTCGCGGTCGAAAGGTTGATTGAAGCCGCGCTTTGCGTGTAACCGTCCATGACGACGGACAGCGAACCTGAGAGCAGTTGCAGCGAAGCCAAGGGAAGAAGCGAACCAACATTGCCGCTGCGAAGATAGGCCGATGTCGCGACAATCGGATATTGCGCGATCCACAAATTGGCGGGAATCTGCGTGTTGCCGATGAACGACCCGAAATAGACAACCGCCTCGGCATATTCGTTCGAATTTGTTCCGAAATAAGCGCCGACCGCCGTAGCGGATGCGAAGCTCCCGATAGTCGGGCCGGTGGAATTCATCGGCACGCGCCAGCTCGTCGTCAACATGAGCCCCGCCATGCTGAGCGCTGTTCCGCCGGCGGAAAGGACGCTCGGATTGACTGTGACGATCTGTGAGGCGGGTATCGTGGACATCGTTTATTCCTATTCCTGAACGGATAGCTCGTTCTCGATTGTGATGGGGCCGAGCGTTCCCGCGTATTGCTGCGGCGGCGAGACGATCTCGTTTGCCTGCATCACTGCATCGATAACGTAACGGGTTTCGACTTGCTGCTCGCCATTGATGAAGGGAATTTGTTTCGGATCGTCGGCGTAAAGCGGTGACACGTCATAGCCGGATGCAAGGAATACTTGGACCGCATAGTCATCGCGAAACAGCGTCGAGATGGTTTGAGCATTGTCGGCGCTACTGGGGCCATGCACGTCGAGTTGGATAATGATCTTAGTCGGCTGTTTTATATTGCTGGCGCCGCATGCCAGCGTGGCGCTGGAAACGGTTTGCGAGGCCGAGACAGCATAGGTGCCGACGGCCCCGGTCCCCGTGCCCAGCGCGCTTATCGCGGTTCCAGAAGCGACATTGGTTCCGAACAGCGTCGCGCCGACACGGATGGTTCCAAATTCAACCGCCGTGACGGTTAGCGTGGTTCCCGAGATCGAACCGGTGAAGGCGACATCGGCCCATGACCAAGAGTTCGTCTCGAGCCGCGCTTTGAGTATCGGCGTCATGACAACGAAGTCGGCGCCTTCCGGCTCGGGGACGCGGTTTTGTTGGCCTTGGATGACTGCGACGCCAGATGGGAGGATCGAGACCAAGAATGCTCGCAACGCCGTCAAAACGTTCGATTGTGTCGGGACAAGAGGGATGGTCACGAATTATCCTGGAGCGTCACGCCAACGGAAACCCAGTTCACCCAATATTCGAAGACGATGGCGACAAGCCAAATCGAGCCATCTGGGAACGTGATCAGATCGCCGCCCTTGCCCTTTGACCTCACGATGCCATCGACCTCGCCGTTGAGGTAAATCTTGCGGCGCTGGCCTTGGATGTTGAGTGAATCCATTTGGACAATATCGTT